CATCCGTCAGCACCGCGCCGCGTGTTTGCAGGCTCCCGAAGTCGTCGATATTGAGCGGGCTTGGGAAGGTGTCAGAAGGCGGGCTGTAGTTCGGCCACTGACTGACGCGGTTCCCGGCTACCTTGTTGATTTGGTAGTGATCGCCACCGTGAATGTCCGTTGCAACCGTCGAACCGCCAGAGCCGGGGTTTAGGGTAATGCTGCTCATGCTTGAACCTCAATTCGGAATCGGTCAGATGTGCCCGTAGTGGTCACACTAAAAACGGTTGTTGCGGCGCTTGATGGCGCGGCCTGCCATGAGCTAGTGCCTACCGCAGTGCCGCCAGAGTCAAGCAAGACGATGCGCAATTGCCCTTGTGTACCGGTGCGGTCAAAGTCAACTGATACGTCATAGGTGCCTGCGGCAAGCGATGAGCCCCAGCCCATCGTTACTGGGTTGGTCAGGTTGGGCGAGGTGATGAAGTCCGATCGGTTCAGCGTTGGGTCATCGATCATTGCGTAAAGATCGCTGCCGGTGCTGGGTGTCCAGCTATTGACCACGATGTCAGAAGCTGGGCGGTAGACCGTGACGCCAGAAGGAAGCGGAATGCTCCGCATCTGAGGTTCGAACAGTTGCCAGGGGTTGGCGGTGAGGCTTGCAATCTCGGCAACGCTTAACGCCCGATTCCATACCCCGCCAACATAGAACCGGCCTGCGTGAACATTGCCAGAGTTCCATCGATTGATGTTCAGGCTGAATGAGCCCGTATCTACGTTGCCGGTCTTGGCTGTAACGCCTGCCGCCACTCCGTCTAGGTACTGGCGAATGTTTGCTCCGTCATAGGTGGCTGCGTGGACAAACCGCGAACGCTGCGCGAAAGTGCCGCCCGCAGCCGATGCGCCAGAGCCGCCCGTTTTCACAAACGACTGCCATGTAAGGCCGTTGGTATATAGGCCGAAGTTATAGCCAGCGCCCGCCGCCTCAGTGTCGCCAAACAAAAAGCTATTGGGGGAGCCGCCAGCCGTGTAATCAGTCAGCGAAAACATCGTTAGCTGGTTGGTCAGGCGCGTTCTATTGGAGAACGGGTAAGTCGCATATTGCGATGTTGTGTAGCCCAAAGCCTGCCCAACAGAGCCGCTAGATCGCGTCCCGTTGCTGAATGACGGTAGAGACTGGCTTACCAAGTCGCGGCCCGTTGATCCGTCAACAAGCGAAATCAACCCACGAGCAAGCGGGTTGCCCCAATTGATGCTCAGGGCCGCCTGCGGTTGTGCCGCCGGCTCAGTCCTGACGATGCGGCGAGGCATTAGGTGTAATTGCCCGCGTTGACGGTCAAGGCAAAGTTTCCGCCCGTCGAGTCAAGGTTTTGCCCGCTGCTCTGCACCACAAAGAACGCGAAGTTCTGCGGAACGGCTCCAAACACTTGGGCAAGCTCACGGCCACGGATCACCACATCGCGCCCGGTTGCCGCGTCGAATATGTACGAGCCGCAAAGCACGGCACCCGAGAAAAGCACATCACGGCTGCTGATGGTGAACCCTGCATCGGAGCCTGTGTAAGCGGCGGTGAACAGTTCGGGCCACGTTGAGTCGGCTCGCTGTGCAAAGCACCAAAGCTCTAGCACCGTGCCGGCTGTTGGGGCCGTGCCACCCGTGCGAAAACGAAGCGTTGGGATGATGAAATCATCCTTATTCGTGCCGTTCGCCACCGAGGCCGAGCAACGCCCAACGGTCAAGCCTGCACTCGTTGCAAGCGATGCAAGGGTGATGGTTACCGCACTGCTTGCACGGTAGTTCGTCGTCATTAGTTAGCCCTCGCCTGCGCCACGTCTGCATAGCTGATAGGCCCCACGTTGCCCATGACCCAAGCTGTAACGCTGCCGGTCGTTTGCTGGCTGGTGGCAAACAAACGCTCTGCGCGGGTTGCTGGGCGCGTGCAAGCGTTCAGAGCATTGGTGGCGCTGCCGCCTGCCCCGTTGACTGCTGCACCGTTCACGCCCGAGGGGATGGAAACCAAGGCATCACGCAAGCCGGCGCGGAAGTTGGAAAGACTTGCGTCTACCGTGTCGCGCCCTTGAAGCATGAGTTGCAAGTTCATTTGCTTGGTCTGGATGACAAGCATGCGCGAAATGAACCGCTGCAACGAGGCTTGGTCTACGTTCGACTCTGGCACCGTGTCAGTGGGCGTAAACGCTGCCCAGTTGAACGTATCCATGATCGCGCGCACCGGTACGGCCACATCCCAAACGCGAGCCTCGGGGACTGCGGGCAGGTTGTAGGCATCGGCAATGATGTAGCTCCCATCGCCCTCTACGGGCAGGAGCGACAGCACAGGGTCTGCGGCAATGTCTGCGCGCAGGGCTGCGAGTTGGGCGGGGGTGAGTGCCATGCGGGCTCCTTAGGTCGGGGTGATGCGGAGAACGTCAGTTCCCAAGCCTTGCCAATCAATCGTGACCGAGCCGGACACAATCGAGAGCGTGCCGCCTGCGCTGAGTTCAACGTAGGCAATCGCACGCTTGTTCGCATCGGTGTTGTTGAAGATGATTCCCCAAGCCCCGTTGCTGAAACCGCTCGCGTTCTGGGGGATGGTCACATCCGTTGCGCGCAAGGTCAGCACGCCGGAAACGTTCGTCCAAGTCACAGAGGCCAAGGTGATGGGGCCGGTATAGCCGCCGCCTGTGCCGACTTGGTTCGTTGCAAAGTTCGTCGTTCCAGTGCCGCCCCAATGCGGGCCTGCTGTGCTCATGCTTGGCACGGTTGCAGTGGTCACGATGCCCAATTGCAGCGCGTCACTCGCAAGGTTGTGAATCTTGTTGCCGAGGTCTAAGACCCCTTGCTGAAACCATTTAACGTCGCCGGTTGCCATGAAAACTCCTTAAAAACTCAGAAAAGGCCCATTGGCTGCACATCGAGCGTCATGCTCTTGAGCCGCCAACGTGCGCCGCCTGCTGACTCGATTCGCAGGGCTAAAAAGCGACCCGTAGCGAAAACGTCAGCCTTGTATGAACTGCCCACCGTGTACGCAAATGGAGCGCCAAAGGTGGCCCCTTGCTCTGCGTCCATTGATCCGCCTGCGCTGATGAGCAACTGAGTACCTGCCGGCGCGTCGAATCGGGGAACGACTGAGCGCAGCAACTTGACTTGCTCGGGCGCATCAAAGGCCATCCCGACTCGTTCAACGTGCGCAGGGATTGCCGAGCCCGCGAAGCTCGCGCCAGCGTCGGCCAGGTACAGGCCCGGGGCATTGCTGGCGATGATTAAGCGCGGCTCAGTCGGGCCAAACTCGTCTTGGTTCCAGAGGCTCGCATCGGTGTTCCACGTGTCAGCGTCCGAAGTCCAAGAGGTTCCAGTGGTGTACTCCAAGAGCCCCGAGGCTGCGTGGTTGGCGCTGGGCAGGTCACGAAAGCCAAACGTGTTGCTTTCCCAGTTCCAGACTAGAGCCCGGGTGCAGGTTGTCTCACCTACCTCGGGGTAGCAAACCCAAACCTCAGAGCGCGGAGGATTGGAGACTACAAAGCACTTTTGCGATGCTGCGGAGTCGATCTGCGACGAAAACAGAAACGTCTTCAAGCGGTCGGCCAAGAGGCTCTGCGGCTCGTTGATTCCGTCCACTAGCACCAAGTCACCATTGGCTAGAACCACATGGCCTTTAGGAGTCACTGCCGCGCAGCCCTTGGCGAGCATGCCCACGCTCCCGGGAACCCTGCGGAACTCGAAAACCTGCGTCCCACCAATGAAGCGCATCGCGTAGATGCTGCGCTCCTTGTAGATCAGGTTCGCATCGCCTAGAACCAACTGATCGACGATGAGGTCGGTTGTCTCTGCTAGGTCAACTTCACCCGCCAGCTTGGTGGCGTCTGCCTCATCCCATGAGCTAGGCACGCTGCCCGGGTCTGCGGTGTCTGACCACTTGACCATGTGCGGGTAGAACGTGCCGCTCTTGGTAATGCCCACGGCAACAGCGAACGCCTTGAAGGCTCCAATGCTCTTGCACTTCCATGATGACGACCACCCGGGCAGGCTTGCCAAAACGCCAGTGCCGCCCCAATAACTCGGGGAGTCCACGCCGTTATTGAGCAACAGAACGCCATTCAGAACAGCCGCGTTCCAACGGTCTGCCGCCGTGCCTGTTGGCGTCGTGCCGGTGATGTTGCTGCGCGTGGTGCCATCGTCAGCAAAGACGCTATTCGTGGCGCAGTGAATCCAGAAACGCTTTGTCTGCGTCTGATACGGGACAACAAACTGCGGGGTGACAGAAGGAGCAGTAAACACCGACACATGCCCGCCGAACCGCTCCACACTGCCGCCACGAAAACGCACGTTCTCGCAGCTTGTCCAGGCGTTAACCGGGATTTCCTGCGGCTGCTGGTCAGCGATTACGCCGTATTGGCCGAGCGTGGGGATGGTGACGTTAGGCATTAGCTTGGGTCATCCACGGAAACGCGCCGGCCATAGCGCATGCAAACACTCTCAAGCAAGGCGAGGTCATACCTATGCGCATCGGGCAGCCCCATGATGGATGCGCATGCCTCAGAGCAAAACTTGCGATTGGCGAAGCCCTTGATGCGGCGGAAGACGAAGCCCAACAGCCCGAGCCAGTCATAGCCCTCTCGTGCGTGCCTGCCGTACCACTCCACAACCTCTAGAGGCTCGCCGGGCACTTCGTAGACGCGCCACTTTGCAGGGCTTAGGGTGATGGCTTTGCGCCTCACTCCACCGTCTAGGAAACTGGCGCTTACGCAGTCATGCGTAGCACCCCGCCACGACCAAGCCGCCTCACAGTGCGCGCTGTCTCCACCTTGCAGGAGGCAGACAAGGCGGGCAAATATCCGCTTGTCGCCATAGCGGAAGGCTATGCGAATCACAGAGCAGCCGCCGCCACAAAGAGCGCATCAATCTGCGCCTCAGTCAGCCCAAGCGCCGGGCCGAGTTGGCTCACGATGCCGTTGTGTCGCTGCACTTCGTTGGAGTATTCCCACTCGATCTGTGCAGCGGTGCGCGTGGGCTCTGACAGTGCGGCAATGGCCGTATCGACTTCTGCCAACTTGCCAGCCCCCAAGAGGGCCAAGCGGGCTTGGCGCATGGTGACGGAACGAGGCACTAGCGGCGCAGCGGCTACGGGGTTGCCAAACTCTTGAACAGGCATGGTGGTCAGTTCCCGAAGATGATGTATTGCGTTTGGATGCCATCGGTCTCGGTAAGGGACGATGCAATCTCAAACGTCGCTGTGCTTGCAAACACGGCAACAGTGGGCGCGTGCAAGCCAGACGCAGAGCTCCACCCGCCTACAACGATTCCGCCTGCGTTGGCGCTTGCAATGGCTGCGCTAGTGGAGTCAAACACCACAACGCCATCCAGCGTTAGGCGAGCGCGGATCGTGCGAGAGGTGGCGTTGTTGCTGCGTGCAATCAACCCATGAATCACGCCACCGCCTGTGGCGCTGAAAATGGTTTTGAGTGTGTTGGCCGTGGTGCTGCCGCTATCCAGCGAGCGCCCGCCAAGTACTGCCGCGTTGGCAAGCCCTGCCCAGCCGCTTGTGCTCCAGCCGTTAGTGATAGATCGAGTAGCCCGCTGCCCGCCAAATTGAGAAAGCGATGACATTTAGACGAGCCCCCAGCCGTAAGTTGAATTCGTGCCGACAACCTCAAAGGCGGCCCCTGCTCGGTCAATGGTCATGGTTGCGTCCGATAAGCCTTCGTGGTTGCCGCTGTTCCAGTTGATTACGTTGTCAGTGCGCCCATTCGCAACCTTGATGCCCCAGCGGCCATCGTCTGAGTAGGCTGGCGCAGTGACGGTCTGCACAAAGGCCCCCTCAAGGATTGCGCGCTGCCCGTTGGCGATTGAGTAACTCGCAGTCGTGACTCGCACATCGACAAGCGCGCCGGTCTGTGCGTTCACCCCTGCGATGGCAGCTTGCACAAACGCCGTGCTGGCCGCCTGCGTGGTGCTTGTGCCGTTGCTTGCCGTTGGCACTGTGGGCGTGCCGCTGAATGCAGGCGATGCCGTACTAGCTTTGCCTGCATCAAGTGCAGTCAATTGCGCCTGCACTCCAGAGGTAACGCCAGCCAAGCGAGAAAGCTCTACATCCGTCGCGGAGACCGCCCCGGCTACGTTCGGAAACGCTGCCTTAATGACCGTCTTGATGTGACGAAAATTGTCGTCACCCTCGCTCTTGGGGTCTGCGCCTGTGGGCAGTGCCGTGTTTAGCGCGGCGATGGTTGTTGCTGAATCGACTGCCAAGGGTTACCTCACTGACGCGGTTAGCTGGCCGCTGAAACGGTCGCGCATGTCTGCGCCTTGAATGCCTTGCACTGCCTCGCCGGCTTTGGCAGCGAACAAAGCGCCCTGCCCTGCGTCCAGCGTGTAGGAAGAAAGCGCCTCTAGGGTTGCCCATAGATAGGCGTCTGGGTGCGCTTCGGATAGCCAGTTGGTGGAGTTGCTGACAAGGCTTGGCAGGCGCTTGAAATAGACGCCCTGCACATCGCCCGATCCGTCGAACTTCAAGGCCGAGCCGGTGACTGCGTAGGCTGTGGGCGTTCCGTCGAAGCGGTTACGGCTCACGATGGCCTCTAGCGTTTGCGGCTTCAACCGGGCTTGCGGGTAGTCCGTGGCCCAAAGGTGTTTCATTGCCATGAAGTCGCTAGGCAAGGCCACTTCGTTGAATGCGTCAATGGCGGTTACTGGCAATGCTTCTTCCATCTGCCGCACTCGCAGCGCACGGTTTAGCTTGTCCTCTGCCAAGCCGACAAACGTAGGCATCAGCGAGGCAAGGTCTGCGCGGTGCGAAAACGCCGCTACCTGGGCAACCAGCTCGGTGTAGGTCATTTCAGCAAGAACCTGTCATAGACCACAAAGGCGGGGTTTTCTTTGAGCCAAGCGGCGCAGCGTTTGGAGTCAAAGCCGCCGTCTTGCCTCATGAATTTGGCGACGACCGACATAGGCACAGTGCCTACCTTCTTCATGCCGTCGCCCCATCGCTGGCCTTGGTTCCAATCGCGCTCTGCGGCTGCTGCGCGCAAGAGGGGCTCCACGTCCTCGGTCTTTTGTATGACCACTTGCGAGCCTGTGTGATGCACGGTCGTAGTGATCCCGGTCTGTGCGTCGTGTTCGGTTAGCTTGAATGTGGACATAAAAAAGCCCGCACTAGGCGGGCTGGGTTCAGTCGATGTGTCGCCACGTTTTTCGGTGACGGACTCTTGCGACAAGGCTTTCTGACAGGCCGCGCTCTCGGGCTATCTGTCGGATCGTCTTGCCTTGTTCAGACCGGATTTCCCTCACGGTCTGCTCGGTAATCGTGGCGGCCCCGTGGGCTTCACCTTGCTTGTGCGGCGGTTGACAGACCTTGCGGCCCTTGTCGTATGCCTCTTTGATGTTCTCTGCCGTTGTGCCGACTTTTAGGTGCGCCGGGTTGACGCATCCGGGGTTGTCGCAGGAGTGCATAACAACCAAGCCGGGCGGGATCGGCCCCTTGTGGATTTCATAGGACAAGCGATGCGCAAGAACCGTCTTGCCGCCTTTGCCACCACCGCCTAGGGTTCCATATCCCTTGTCATTGCGGCCACCGCCAACCCAAGGCCAGCACCCCTCATCGCGCTTCTCAACATAGCGCCAAAACCGCTCTTCAACTGGGGCCTTAGCCCGAGTGCCAATCGGAACCAAATTAGCCCGCCGAAGCCGCATGTAGTGCGTGTTGCATACGCCGCGAGCTTCGGCAGGCTTTCCACAACCTTCAACCGTGCAAACCAACATAAGAAGAGCCCCCAAACAAGGAGGCCCTATCTTATGTCAAGTTTATACACTCATCAAGGGGTTAAATTGGCCACTTTTCCCTGTGCGGTCTCGCTGGTCACCACTGCGGTAACTTCAGCGAACACCATCTCCTTATTGGTGTGGCCGGTCTTGGCGAGCGGGACGGTCTGGAAGTCCTGCAAGAAGGCCACGCCATAGTGCTCGGGGTTCAAGATCAAGGCGGTGTCGTTGTTGGCCGTTGCTTGGACGTAGTTGGGAACCACCGAGAGCGATCCAAAATCTCCTTGGTACACGTCGGCTCCGCCAATGATCATTGCCTGCTTGTTGCCAGTCTCACGACGGTTTGCAGCAATACCCTGGAACGTCGAAAACACGCCCTTGTGAGCCGGGGTGACTGAGATCATGGAAGGCATCTCGCCGCTGTTGGTGTAGATGCTTTGCAGAACCGTTTTCAACAGGGCTTCCGTGAAAGTGCGGTTTGTGCCGGCAGTCAGGGCCGAGGTTGCCAATCCAGAGGTGTGGGCAGGGGTTGCGCCCGACACACCGTGCGAGAGGTTGGTATAGACCAAGCGGCCAATACCTGCCGCCTTGCGAGCGGTCGAAGCGTTGCCCAGAACGGCCACGTTGTTCGATACAAGCATGGCCTCAATGTCGCGCTTGAGTTCAGGAATCGCCTTCATGGCAATCTGATACTTCATTTCCGACGAGCGGCCAGCGGCGAGCGACTTCTCATTCGTGCTGGTAACTACGGCCACCTTGTCGAACAACTGCGTGGTGTTGGCAACGCGGTTGGTTGCGGTCAGTGCAGTGCCGGTGCGGTCGTCACCTTCGATAACCGCGTTGTCCTTGTTCGGGGTCGCCAAGGAATCGCGCTGCCATTCGTGCAGGCGCTGGGTCGCTTTGAAACGACGACCGGCGCTCATCACCGGGGTCTTTTCTGGGCTGACCATGTAGATTTTGTCTTGCAGGTCTTCCTTGATGCCAAGAGCATCGTAGGAGTCAAAGGTTTCTGCTGGTTGTGCCATTTCGGTTCCTTAAAGGAAATTGATGAGTTCAGAAGCGCGGCCCGTTTTCTTTAGGCGCTCCGCTGCTGACTGGTTTTCGCGTTTGGGTGCTGGTGCCTGCGGCTTGATAGAGCGCGGGGCCTCAGCAACCTTCTTCATTGCCTGGGGCTTCTGTGCCTGCAACTGGCGCCAGGACATCGCGTCTTTGAGAGCAAGGACAAGGCGGTGATCTGTGACGTTCTCAAGTTCGGCATCTGAGAAACCGTAAGCGCGGGTGTTCTCGCGGATTGCTTGCGCCATCTTTGGGGTGAAGTCTGGAACGGCTTTCTTGAGTTCCGCTGCGGCTTGCTCTAGGGCTCGCTGACGCTGTTGGGCTGTCAGTGCCTCGGCTTGCTGCTTGGTCTCAAAGAACTCTCGTTGCTTCGCCTCGCGCTGCTGTAAGAGCCGGGTATGAGCCGCCTGCAAGCGGATTGCCTGCTGCGGGTCTTGGTCGGCTAGCGCGTTGAAATCGATGGCTTCGATCTGTTCAATCTGCCGCTGTACTTCTCGCAACTCCACTACCTTGGTGGAGGTGACTGCGACAAGCTCCGCTTGCTGTTGCACCGCCTTGGATCGCTCCTCGGCATGGCGCGTCATCTCAGCGACTGATTGCGTTTTGCGCGTGTAGTCGGCCTTCAGTTCGTCGGCCATCTTCTTGACGCCTTGGGCCAACTCTGGGGGCGTTCCCGGTGGGAGTTCCCATGTTTTGCCATCGAACTCGACCTTTAGCGGGGTCGGTTCTGCGTCGTCTGATGCTTCGTCCTGCGCTGATTCGTCATCAGCACTGCCAGTCTCTAGCTCTTCCGCGCCTTCTGCCTCGCCGGTATCGGTGGCTTCTTGCGGGGGGGAGTCATCGAGCGCAGACAGTAGCGCAGACACTTCCGGGTTCGGATCGGTGTCCATAAACACTCACAAAGTAAGGTGGCGGCTAGTTAGGCCGCAAAAAAGCCCGCTGGTTTAGGGCGGGCTGCGTATCCCTTGCGGGGATTCGTTTAGCGTTTGAAGCGGTCTAAGAGACTCGATTCGTGGCGCTTTAAGTTCTCTTTGGCGAGCTTTCCGGTCTCTACATAGCCGGTTAGGAGCCGCTGGAATTTCTTGGAGGTCTTGAGCAACTGCCACAAGGCTTCTTTGCCGTCTTTGTCGCGGGCGGGGCATTGCTCCCACTGGCTGACCACTTCGGCATCGATGGCGGCTAGAGCCTCCTGCAACAGAGGGTTGCTCAGGAGGTATTGCGCCTCATCAGCACGGTTTGATTGCTGCTCTGGGGTCATTCGTTAGCCTCAGGAGCATTGAACGCCGCCCGTTCCTCGCGCATGTCCTCGCGTGCGTGCTGCATGCCCTGCATGGCTTGAGAGTCGTTGTGCTTCTTCATGTCAATCGCTGCGGTGTATTCAACCCGCCAGCGTTCAAAGTCCAAGCGCATGGCTTCGCGTTCGCTCTCGAACTGCTGCCGCTGTGCGTCAAGCTGGGCCTGTTGTTGAAGCTCCAAGGTCTTCTGCCGCGCTTCCCACTCTTGGCGGTTGGCGTCGATTTCCTTTTGCATCTGCATCTCGGCCTGGAACTTCATCGCCGAGTCCTGCAAATCCATTTGCTTCAACTCCTTGGCCTGCTGGGCCTGGAACTGGAGCTTCTGCGCCTCGGCCTGGGCTTTGATCTGCTCAGGGTTTGGCTGGGGCTGTGGTGGCGGGACTTGGGCCGGGTCAGTCCAGAACTCTGCGGGGTTCTTGAATCCTGCGTTCTCTGCGATGCGGGCTTGCAGTGCGTACACGTTGTTTTCGGTCACAACGCGGCCACCGAGGGGCGAATTCATCAAAGCAAGTTGAACTTGGCTGATCTGCGCCAAGTACTGAGCCTGCTGCATCTTGTCGCCTGTGCCGATGCCGACATTGATACTCATGTCGTAACCATCGCGCCACTCTTGCGGGTCGTACTGAACAAACGTGTTGTTGAGCCGGAACGACAGCTTTTCCATGCCGTAATCAGTGAGCGTCTTGAAGATGCCCTTGAACATGGGAGCCACAAGAGCCTCGGCCATGATCCGCGCCATGAGCTTCATGCGCTTTTGGCTCGCATCCATGATGCGGTTGACGCCGGTCGCAGTCTTGTTCAGGCTGTCACCGTCCAAGCCTTGGGAGTACCGCGTGTAGCCGGTGCGGTTCTCTTTCTTGGACTCCAGCATCTCCACCATTGGCATGGCTTCGATCCCCTGCCAGCGTTCGACGTAAGGACGGATTGCACCCTGCACACGCTCGCGCATGATGCCGCCAGGCCGACGGTTCAAAAGGTCGTCAATGTCGGCCTGCGGGTTGCCCTGCGAGTCGGTGAGAACCACCGTTTCCTGGTTGTTCGCTTGGTCTAGGTTGTCAAGCTGTGCGCGCCAAATCTCGGTGGAGATGCGCTGGAAGTCTTCCACCAAGTCAGCGACCGAGAACCCATCGAACCGGTGCGTGAGGATGTAAGGAGTCCACGCAGCAATGGGCACATGCGAAAACTCCACATTGCTCAGAATCTTCTTGCCCAAGCGGAACACCTGCCGGCGCTCTGCGATTCCATCCCCATCGTTGTCTGTGAGCACGTATTCCTCGCGCAGCCAGCCACGAATGCGGGATTCGTCTAGCTCCTGCGAGTCCTCGCGCCACCATCCGTAGCGGCCACCTTGCAACGAGTCGCGCAATTCCCTGTCTTGCGTCGTGGCTTCGTCTGCTGCTGCCTTCACATCGTCGGCAGTCACATCAAAGCCCATTTGGCGCAGTTCGCTCAAGGTCTTTTCGACAACGTGCGCAACATATGGGCAGTCATCCAGCAACACCGAGTTATGACGGCGGCTAATGTGCAATTCGTCGGGCGGGATGTTGCTGATGCAAACCTTGCCCTTCTTCTCTACCGTCTTGATCTTGACCATAGAAAAGACCTTGGGCGGCTCCATGCCGTACATGGCGGCTTCTTGGATCGCCTCGGGCGTTGGCTCTGCTTCTTCCTTGCTCAACACCTCTGCTTTAGGGTTGCTGGCAAGGAACGCGGCAAGCTGCATCTCGCTTACGTCACGATAGGTCGTGAACGTGGGCGTGTCCTTGTAATCCCAGTACCACTTAACCGCCCCGGTCTTCATCAGAAGCGCATCTTTGGCTGCTGTGTAGAGGATCAGAAAGCCGTTGTTCTGCTTGTAAAACACATGATTACAAGCGTTGGTCGCTTGCTCTGCGCCTTCTACGTCTTCAGGGCCTACCGGGTCAAACACGACTGCCTTATCGGTAGACGCGAAGACTTCGATCAAGTCGGGCAGCATGCCCTCGACTGCATCGAACACATCAGAAGCGACAACCTGCGAGCGGCCCTCTGCTTCGGTGCCGTAGGGCTCGCGCATGTAAGCGCGTAGGCCCTTCTCACGCTCTGCCGCAATAGCGCCCGAGACATGGTGATACGCGGCGGCGGCTTCGGCTTCCAAGAAGCGCAATAGGTCGTCGTCGGTCTGTTTCATGCTGTGCGGCGGTTTCTGTAAGTGAGCGGCTTTGAACCCGTTGTGTTTGCCATGTGGTCAACAGTCACGCAGAGATACCGGAAGGCGTCTGCTCCGTGGCTGTGTTCGTCGTGTAGCGGAGCGCCGGGCTCGTTCGTCACGCTGTTCACATGACGCCGATACCGCTTTAAGCACTCGATCAGGCGTGCTGCCTTGGTCTTCTCGAAGTAAACCCGGGGGAAGACAACGCGAGCGGCTCGAATGCCGTCCTCTACCCCAAGCTCTGGAATCTGATCCCGGGTCGCTGGGGCGTTTCTGCCCTGCCCGTTGATGATTTCAACCGCGCTCTTGCCGGTCTTTACGTCCTTGCTGTACGCATCGTGCGGGAGCCAGTCAGTGCCCCAGTTCAATCGCATCGCGTTCAGGTCTTGCGCGTAGTCAGCCAACGTTCTGTGGCTGCCTTCTATGTAATCAATGATCCGAATTTCTGAGGCTGTGCGCTGAACCAGAATGATCGTGGTCGCGTCGTTCCAGCCCAAGTCCCAAACGGTGTGAACCTTTAGGAGCGGGTCATATGGAAGTTCTCGAATTCGCCCTTGAGCCTCTGCCGCTGCCACCTCGTCAAAGTAGATTGCGCCCTCAATGGCAGGGAGGCACTCGCCCTCCCATGTGTGCCGATAGTCGGCCTCTTTCATCGTCGCCTTGGCATGTATGCGCTCTGTCTCAAGCACCGCAGGAAACCAAGGGTTGTCGCTGTAGTTCACCTTCTGGGCGATGCAGTCCGGGCGGCCAGTCTTGACGAAGCGCGCATAAACCGGGTCTGTATCAAGCTGCGGATTGAACGTGGCCCATATCTCCGACCCTTCCTTGCGGATCGTCGGGACTAGGACATTCCAACTCTTTTCGCTGACCGAGTGGGCTTCTTCAACCCATACCCGGTCTACGCCCTCGAAGCTCTTGATGCTGTCTATCGTGTGCTGCAACAACCCGGCAAAGAGAAAGACACTGCCATTCTTTCCGCGAATCTCGGTCTCTAGCACCTCATAGAAGCTGCCTAGGCCCATGCTGGCGATCTGGTCAGCCAGGAGCCGATGCACCGAGTCCTTGATGCTCTTTTGCACCTCACGGGTACACAGCACCCTGAGGGGCCTCTGAGCGGCTTGGATGAGCAAAGCCCGAGCAACTGCCCAAGACTTGCCGCCACCTCTCCCGCCGTGATAGACCTTGAAGCGGGCCGGCTCAAAGAGCGACTGTGCCCACTGCGGAAACTCAAGTTCCACGGGTCTTGAACGTCACCGAGAGACTGTGCTGAATCGCTCCACCGTCTTCCCCTGTCACCTCTACCGAGGAAAGATCAGGCAAAGACTTACGCAGAAGGATTTCGATTGCCTTCATGCGGGTCGGGCTTATTTCGCTCCCGCCGTTAAGTGCGTGCTCCTGCAAGACATTTATTAGCTGACTTGCTTGAATCCGGGCGCGGACTTCTTCGGTGTGGCGCTTGTTTAGGCGTGCTGCCATGGTGTTCGACTCCCTTCCGGGTCGGTCGCAATAGGTCGCCCCCGTAACTGGCCCCGGTCAAGTCAGGGAGTGGTCGGGCGTTCGTGGGGCGGAAACGAAAAAGCCCGCCAGATTGCTCTGCGGGCTTGGTTTTTTGCAGGCGCACTTGTCCTGCTGGAAAAAATTGGAGCAGAAAAACTAAGACATGTCAACTGTCTTCTTCAGTTTCTTCTTCTTCTGTCCTAACTAGCTGCGCCAATGGGCAACGAAAGCCCTTGTGTCTGTTGAATGCCCAAGAGCGAAGCTCGCTCCGGTCCTCTCCGTCAAAAACCCAATCGCTTCGGATGGCCCTAGTTGCCATACTTACCTTCGCCTCTGCCATGTTGCGCTCGCAAGTGGCGATGTGCACATTCCCAGGGCGATACGCTCCGTCGTCGCCGTTCCTGCACATTTGCAAGTCAAAACGCCTAGGGCCTCGCTGCTCGAAGTGCGGCTCCCAGATAGCCCACCACTCATCGAACGTCATGTCGAATTCAATGCCGCGCCTTTTGGCGCTGGCCTTGTGCTGGTGGTAGCGCATCTTTGGCGTTGCCTTGATGGTTGCCATCACATTACCCCCGCACCGACAAGCCGAGCCACGATCAAAACCCGCGCCTTTGCCTCTACCTCTTTCCTCTGCTCTGCCGGCACCCGGGGCGAAGTCCAAACCGCATAGCCACAGCACAGAGCCCGTGCGAGGGCATGAATGCATGAGCGGTACGGATCGGCCAGTTCGCTAACCTGGAACTCAACAACCCGCATCGTTGCGCTTTCTAGGTCGCTGTCTAGCGCCCCGTTTGCGTCGTCGTACTGGCGGCTTGTCTTGTAATCACCGCAGACGAGCGACTTAGGCGCATAGCCCCGAGAGATAGGCCGATGGCTTGCCCAATGGTGCCAGCGGCTTAGAAGGTCGTCTAGTGCGGCGTTAGGGCTTAGGCGGTCATTCATTTCGCTTCTCTTGCCTTTCTGCTTTCTTGTTGAAGACCTTTGCCAGCCTTTGCAGGTACTCCCGCGTGTACTTGGCGGGGAAGTTCTGGCAGTAAAGCCACGCCACCCGCTCAACACCCATCAAGGCAACGGCACGCGGGAAGTACTCGCCGATGTTTCCGCTCTTGTGGTTGTTGCAGACTGAGCAAGCCTTGTGAATGTTCCAAAGGTTGAACCTGATAGATGGCGCTGCGGCTGTGCTGCGTAGGTGCGATGCATGCCACTGGCCGCCCCATGTCGCGGGAAGGTGGCAACTAATGCAGCCCTTGCCAAAGTCCCTTGCTCTGACGTAGCGGTTCACTGCCTTCTGAGCTATCGCGGCCCAATGGCTAAGAGGTTTCAGCTTCTCTAGCTTGGCTTTGTCGGCCTTGCGCTCCGCCTTGGCCTTGCCTTCTGAAACCTTGGCTGCGTACACCTTGCTGCATGGGAGGCTGCACACAAGCTGCATCGGGCGCGCAGGAATAAAGCCTTTGCGGCAGACCTTGCACCGCTTAACCGGGATGGTTAGCCGCGCCGTGTCGGGGTCTTTGCGTACTAGCGGGGAACGCTTCATGCCTGCCATCTGCACCCCTTGCACTTCTTGTCGGTCGGTGCGTCTAGCGTGTGCTGGCAGTCCCGGCTCATGTAAACCGGGGTGCGCTTGAGAACTGGCGTGCGGGTCGTTTGACCGTCTGAGCCTGCGACGTAGCGCCAACCGTCTTGGACGATTAGCACCGGGCTAAGGGGGGCGCGGTTGTGACAGCCGTAGCTCATCGCGCCCCCGGAATCTGGTTGCCGTAATAGGGCATAGGCAGCGGCTCCAGCTTCTCCGACTGCACATCTATTGCCCGCTCTAGGGGCCATAGGTGCATGCGCTGCTCGTTGATGCGGCAAACGGGAACCATGCCCCGCTCTACCGTTTCCATTGCCATAACGACCGAGCCTTGATAGGCGTAGCGGAAGCTCTGCTTTGCGCTCATAGGCTTATCGCCTCCGCACCCGCACGAATCAGCCTTTGCACTTCCCGCTGAGTCGTCACAAACGCGTCCTCTACCTGCCGCTCTGTCAGCAGTTTTAGCGCCGCGTCATAAATCGAGATAACCGCCCGCACTGCCTCAATGCCTGGGCCATCAAGGCGGAGGCTCTTGCCGGCCTTGTATCGCTCCTGTGCGGCTTTCATGGCCACGTTGGCGGCTTCGGTGTAGGTCAGCGCGTCAGCCGATAGAAGCCCGCACTTGCGCGCCATGGTCTCGGTGATGTTCACAACGTCTGCGAGGTCGCGCCATGCTTCCTTGTCGCCGCCTAGCTTGGTCATGGTCATCATGTCCAGCGCGGCATAAGCCCGCATGGCTAGGCGGTTTGCGTTCTCGTCGCTGGTTGGGTTCAGCCTTGCCAGTGGATTGCGGAAAACCGTCTGCGGCTGGCTCTTGCGTCTTGCGCCTGTCTTCCTCATGGTGCCCACTCCCAAACCGTTTCAGCCGCGCCGATGTACCCCTCCGTCCTCGGTCGTGGAACCGTTGGGCGAATCAAGCCCTCCGCTTCCATTTCCTTGATGTAGCGATAAACCGCCGCCTGCCCTACCCCAATCAAGCCCGCTAGCTCGCTGCATGTGCGCGGGGCTTTGGTCAGGAGTTGCACAGCCGCAAAGCAGTTTCCGTAGTTGCTCATGCGGCCACCTCATCAGGAACTTCACGGCCCAAGCTAGTGCGGCTCCACTTAACCCCGCGCTCATCTCCTACGGAATGAACGAATGTGATAAACCCTGAGGCTAGGTTTCTGGTGAACCCCTTCGACTCAATCGGGATGAACACAACCCCGCGCCCGTAAAGGTCGGGAACCATCCTTGGTGCGCGAGTCTTCCAGTCGTCGGCAAAGTCGGGGTCGTTGCTGGTGGCTTCATAGAACGCCTGCAACAAAGCCCGCTTCCATTCCTCTGCGGGGCGCTTCATGCCGGCCAGTTCGCAGTGCTTGGAAAGGTCGGTGAAGCAGGAGTGATAAAGGTTCTCCTGCTCCCGGCTCTTTACGTCGTCAACGGTGACGTTTAGCTTGTAGCCCATGAGTAAGCGGGGCTTGGCCCATTCCCACAAGTCAAGCACTACGGTGTGGCCGTGCTGGGCGTTTAGAGCCGTGGTGCTGAATCGCTGGCTCATTTGGCGGAATCCTTGGCATTTGGATTCGCAGGGATGGGCATCCAGTGCGAATAGCCAAAATTGAAGTCAGGGCCAAACCACATATCGACTTCCACAATGTTGTGGTCGGCGTCAAAGGCAAGCACACGCTCTTGAACTGGCGGCATCTGTTCGCTTACAGGAATCCAAGCGGCTTGAGTCTGCTTATCGGCGCTCATGCAACCACCTTTGCCGCAACGCTCGCCGGCTCGAATGCGTACTGCCCTGGCTTCATGGAGCTAAAGCAGCCCGCCACCTCCAGCACCTCATACCTGCCCGGCTTCGTCGGTTCGACGTAGTGCCGCTCTGGCGCGCACCATGTCACCGTGGGCGGCAATGGCTTTGGCTTCGGCTCCCACGGCTTGCGGTCAAGCACTTTGATCGCCTTGGCAACCGTGTTTGCCGCCTGGGCTTCGGCCTTGGCCTTTGGCTTGGCCTTGGACTGCCCAACTGGCCCGGTTTTGCGCCATTCCTTGCAATACGCCTTTTGCCGGTCTAGGCGCTTTTGCCGGGCGATTGCCTTAATCGGCTCCTGTGCGGCGCGCCATGCTGCATCTGCGTCTTCTGCGGCCTTCTGCACGACCTTGGCGGGGTGTTCGCTGGTGAGATGCACCCTAGCGTTGCAGTGGCCTGCGCTGACCGTGTAGCCGCGCAAGCGGAGGTCGCTGGTGTGGTTCTGGATGCTTCGGCGGCTGAGTCCAGACTTCTCCATTAGGTCTGCGGTAGTGATTCCAGAAGCGCCGGATGCTTTGATAAGGCCGAGGACTTTTAGGAAAAGTTCGCCTTTGTCGGTGTGTGCGCGTGTCATGCCAATCCCCCAATCCGCGCCGAATCAATGCCGCGCAAAAGCTGCGCGCTGGCTGAAACCTGCATGTGCAACCGCCCGTTTTCGTCCTCTACCTGCTCGGTGTCCTGCATGCACTCCTTGCCGGTCAAGCGGTAGACCGTCCAGCCCATCGCCTCAATCTCTTCTTGGCGCTTTGCGTCCTTGGCTTTGTCTTGGTGATACGCAGCGCCGTCGCACTCAATCGCCACCTTTGCGGCTGGATTGGCAAAGTCCACGAAGAAGCGCCCAACGGGGTACTGCGGATAGAACACCATGCCCATTGATCGAATGTCATTCCATACGCCGCGCTCGATAGGAGTCAGGCGAATCCGGGCCTCGTGCTCCCATGCGTAGGGGTCAATGGCCCATTGCGTTGAAGGAGTCGCCGCGATAGCTGCCGCGTGCTTTGCGTAGTGAGCCTTGATGGCTCGGAAGTTGGGGTTTTGCATTTCTGTCTCCTTGTTCAAAGCTCTGTGCTGTTGTTGCGCGCCGTGAAGTCGCTGACGCGCTCTGTGGACTCTTGCCATTGCTGCGTTGAAGGGTGAAAGCGCAGGACTGCCGCCCCCTTGCTGCCGCTTCGGTTCTTTGCAATCTCAATGCCGACGCGCCGGGTGTCGTCGCCCATCTGCTCTTCCGCCAAAGGCCAAAGAAACCAAACCGCATCGGCGTCTTGTTCAATCTCTCCCGAGTCGCGCAAGTCGCTCAATTGCGGCCTTTTTCCAAGGCGCTTTTCAACCTCACGATTTAGCTGGGAGAGGGCAACCACGGCAATGCCTAGCTCTTTCGCTAGAGCCTTAAGCCCCCGACTGATTTCGCCCACTTGGGCCGTGCGGCTTTCCTTGGTTAGCTGACTGCTGCACAGTTGCAGGTAGTCCACGATCAAGAGCTTTAGGCCCTTCGTGCTGCGCGCCTTGGATCGGATATCAAGCAGCGTTTGAGCCGGCTTGTCGTCCAGCCACAAAGGCAAGCCCGCCAAGGACTGCACGCCTTCTGTGAGCCTGCGCCAGTCGTCATCCGATAGCCGCCCGGTTCCAATCGCGTTGCCCGCTACCCGCGAAGCGTTCGACATGGCCCGGTCGGTTAGCTCGTCGGCTGGCATTTCTTGCGAGATGAACAAGGCGGGCAAGCGGTCGGCTGCGAGCCTCATTGCCAAGTCCATCGCAAAGCTACTTTTGCCAACGCCAGGACGCGCCGCCAAAATAATGAGCGAGCCGGGCCTTAAACCGCCCCGCATTGATTTATTGATGAACGGGTGAGGGGTAGCCCATCCCGGCGTTGTTGAACCCTCTGCAAGCTCGTTAATCGCATCGATCCTTTGGGCTAGCAAGTCGCCGATTGCCTTTGGCTCCGATGCGCTGCGGCGCTCCAGCTTTCCGAAGATCGCGCCGATTGCGTCAAGTTTTTCGGTCGGGCCGGCTTCGCCATCTGCAACGTCTTGGGCATCTTGCGCGGCTTGGCGGATTGCGCGCTGCATCGCCGATACCCTGACGATTTCGGCATAGCGGATTGCCGCCTTGGCGCTAGGCACTGCGGAGACAAGCGCCCCAAGGTACGCCAAGTGTTCGTCCTCGCCAGTTCCTAACGCCGCGTAAACCGTGATCGGGTCGGCTGGCTTGTTTGCCACGATGAGTCCCGAGATAGCCGCCCAAATGCGCCGATGAAAACCGTCTGCGAAGTCGCTCGCTTGCAGCACTGCGCCCACACGGTCAAACACATCGGCGTCGAGCATCAAGGCGCCGAGTACGGATTGCTCTGCTTCACGGCTCATGCGGCCACCTCGGTACGTTCCACCACGGCTTTCAAGCCTCGGTCAGTCATGAGGAAGTCAAGGTCTGCCGTCCATCCCTCATGGCCACGGCCAGGGGTTCGGCCAGTCAGCCAGCCGCTATGCCCTGCCCGGTCGAAGAACGCAGCGAACCACGCCAAGGCTTCGTCGCCGTTCGTTGCCCTCGGGGTGCCATCTGCTTTTGACGATGAGAGCACCCATGCCCACCGCTTGCGCATCGCCGTCTTGCGCTTCTCGTCCATGACTCGCACCCTTGGCAGCATGGGCAAAGCGGAGTGGTAAGCCTCAACGATTGCTTCGTAGGGGCATGGAACCGATGGGCGCTTGGTCGCTCCTAGCGACGAGGTAGAAGATTTATCTTCTACCGATATGTCTTTGTTCTTCTCTTCTCTACTCTCCTCTCCTCTATCGTGACTTGGCGTGACATTGCGTGACTCTGCTTGTGTCACGGCATTTGCCAAGCTCAACGCATGGTCACGCTCACGCTGTCTGCGCTTGCGTTCTGCTGCGGTGTCGTCCTCGCGCTTTGGCTGGCGTTTCGGCCATGCCACAACGTGCAAATGCTCGTCAACGAGTGAACGCTGCTGCATCGCTTTGAAGATCGCGCAAGCCTTGCCATCGGTAAGCCCCAAGGCGCAATCCATCGCTTCAAAGTCAGGCTCTGCGCTCAGTAAGCCGCGCTCTGTTTCGTTCATCGATGCGCTCTCAAGCAAGCAAGCCCAAACGGCTATCACTTCCGCCACCGATGCACCGGCCCTGCGAGCTACGAGGGGAAACTTTTGGTCTGTCACGGTGCCGTGATGCCAGCGAAACCAGTCAATGCCGCCTGCCATCAGAGACCCACCTTCCGCGCAATCTCTGCCATTGCTGCTTCGTACTGCTCGCTGGTGCAAAGAGGATTGCGAGCGAGCCAAAGCGCCTTGAGGTGCTCGTAAGCCTGGGCTTTTGTCACTTTTATTTGTTCAGCAATTTTGAACGGGCGCGGACGCTAGCGGGAAGCCCTCTCCATAGCGCCGCTTCGATCCTGTCCGCAATCCTGTTTGGCAGCACATCGGGCCAATCTTTCACGGCCTGCGGGCTAACCCTGCAAGCTTTGGCGGCTTGTGTTTGAGTGCCGCCAAGCAACTCAATCGCATATTTTTTAAGCATGCTGCATTAAAGCACGCCGCCGAACAGACTTGCAATCTTTTTTGTTCTAAGTGTTTTTACTAGTCATTTTTCTTAAAGCGCACTTGCGTTTTGTTTGTAGGCGTGCTTTAATTCAGTCACTCGCTCAAAACGAAGCGGGAAGGAGCAAGAGATGCAGACAGCACAGAGTTACTACGACGAGCAGGGCTACCGCGAAGCCTCTGAGTATTGGGAAAGCGACGACCGCTTGACCGAGGCCGAAGCCTTGAGCGAAGCCGCCGAACTGATCGAACGCGACCCCTGCGAAATCGCATGCTGGCTCGCCACCAATTCAGCCATCCCGGCCAATTCGCTTGTGGACGTTCCCGCAGCCTCGCGCCGCTTTCAGGCTGGCGATGAACTGACCGATGGCGAATTGCTCGCCTTGATCTTCCGCGCTGGCGAGGACTGCCAACAGGCTGCCTACACGCTCAAAAACCGCTTTCTTGAGTGCGCCAAGACCAAAGCGCGCATCAAGGAATTGGCTGTGGAACTGATGCCAGAAGAGGAGACCGAGGAATGAACACCGAACCCGGCTATTACCGCCACGGCTGTACCGGCCCATGCAACCAGGGTGACCTCAAGTGCCCATGCCCTGAGTCGTGCTTTATCCGCGTGGAAGAAGAAGACCCGCACGCCGGCTTTGGTGCGTTGTTCTGGCCTGTTGCCGCCTTTGCCGTTGTTCTGGCTCTGTGGATTCTTGCTGGGGTGCTGGCGTGATCCGCGCACTCATCCGGGCTTACTGCCTGTGGCAAGCAAACGGCATTGCGGCAGAGCGCCGCGCCTATCAAAGCGCCGGCCTGATTGGTCGGCAGTACCTGCACAACAGCCTAGCGGAAGAGGCCAGCTACCGACTGAGGGCCGAGCAATGACCCGGCTCGCTGACTTCTTTCGCGTGTGGCGCATGTACGCACGCCATCACTCACCGTTTTACGCCGCCCGCATTGCCTATGGCATCGCGTTTCGTGGCCTTCCATTCTGAGGAGAACCTATGTCTGTCCTTCGCAAACTGAACGAGGCCCGCGCCAAGTTCCACGCCGCCCAAGTCAAGAAAACAGGGCTTAACAAGTTCGCCGGCTACAGCTACTTCGAGCTTGCCGATTTTGTTGTTCCCGCGCTGACCATCTTTAACGAAGTGGGCTTGTGTGCGCTGGTGAGCTTTGACGCGAACACCGCAACGATGACCATCACTGACATTGAGGATGGCGCATCGGTGCTCATTACCTCGCCCATGTCCAGCGCCGCTTTGAAGGGCTGCCATGAGGTGCAAAACCTCGGTGCGGTTCAGACGTACTTGCGTCGTTACCTGTGGGTCTGTGCGCTTGAGATCGTTGAGCACGATGCGCTAGACAGCGGCCCGCCAGTCGAGAAGAAGACCGACAAGCCCGCCGCCAAGAAAGACGCAGGCGGGGTCATCAGTGCCACAGCTGGCGCACTTGACGCAATCCCAGCCGATGAGCGTGAGTACATCAAAGAGATGGCCGCTGATTTCGTGGCGTCTGGTGACTTCGTTGCCATCGTTGACCGTCTTGATGCGGAAGGCTTGGAGAACGAGCAAAAGATTGCCCTGTGGTCTTTGCTGCCCTCGCATATCCGCTCCGGCATCAAGCGCCACCAAGACGCCCGCAAGGTGAACGCATGAGCAGCGTAATCACCCGCTTTGAACCGCCGCCCATCCCGGTGCGGCACTTCGATTGGCACGCCTTCATTGATGGCGAAGAAGAAGGCGGCCCCACTGGCTATGGCCGCACCGAGCTTGATGCAGTTAAAGACCTTGCCGAAGGTCTTGCATCAGTCATTGACCAAATGAGCAAGGCCAAGCCATGAGCGACTTCAAGCAACGAGATATGTCGGGCGTGCTGTTCAAGAACGACAAGCGCGAGAAAGAAACGCACCCCAACGCCAAGGGCACCGCCCTGATTGATGGGGTCGAGTACTGGGTAAGCGCCTGGACGAAAGAAGGCAAGGCGGGCAAGTTCCAGAGCCTTAGCTTTGAGCGCAAGCAGAAGTAACGATTTCACCCCGCCGCCACATCCGCCGCCCTCCACCTCCGGGGCATCGCAACAAGGCTTTGATGTGGCACACGGCGGTTTTTATACGAGCCGCGCCTTCCCTTAACTGGTTTTTTGGTCGCACGAAAAAGGGCGCGGCTCTAACTCACATAGAACATGACCGACTACACCTCTTTCTTACGCCAGAAGATCAAGCTCGCGCAGTTCAAAGGATTCAGCATTGAGCCAGACGAAGCGCACCCGATCCTGTTCCCGCACCAGCGGGACATCGTTCGATGGGCTGTGCAAGGCGGCAACCGCGCCATCTTTGCCAGCTTCGGCCTTGGCAAGAGCGTCATGCAGTGCGAGTGGCTGCGCCAGATCATGCGAGCGGTACCGGACGGCTTGGGCTTGATCGTTTGCCCGCTGGGCGTTCGGCAAGAGCTGATCCGCGATGCCGCGATGCTCGGGCTTGACATTCGATTCATTCGCTCCGCCGCTGAGATGACGCCGGGCCACCGCTGCTACGTGACGAACTACGAGAGCGTGCGCGATGGCAAGCTAGATCCGAAGCAGTTCGATGCTGTGAGCTTGGACGAAGCCAGCGTGCTGCGCAGCTTTGGCAGCAAGACCTACCAAGAGTTCCTGCCGCTGTTCGATGGCGTGCGGTTCAAACTGGTGAACACGGCCACGCCATCGCCGAACCGATTCAAGGAGCTGATTCACTACGCCGGCTTTCTTGGTGTCATGGATACCGGCCAAGCGCTCACCCGCTTCTTTCAGCGCGACAGCGAGAAGGCTGGAAACCTCACGCTCTACCCGCACAAAGAGCAGGAGTTCTGGCTGTGGGTATCGAGCTGGGCCGTGTTTGTGCAGCGCCCGAGCGACCTGGGCTACAGCGACGAAGGCTATGACCTGCCGGAGCTGGACGTTCGGTACCACGAGGTACCCAGTGACTACACCAGAGCTGGCTGCGACCGCGATGGACAGGCGCTCATGTTCAACGATCCGGCCATGGGCCTGAGCGCAGCGGCTGGCGAGAAGCGCGACAGCATGCCGGCGCGCGTTGCCACCGTGGCGCAGCTCGTGGCCGAGTCGCCCGCTGACCACTTCGTGATCTGGCACGACCTAGAAGCAGAGCGCCATGCCATCCAATCGGCCATCCCCGAGGCGGTGAGCGTCTGGGGGTCTCAAGACCTTGAAGAGCGCGAGCGCCGCATTGTTGGCTTCGGGGAAGGCGAGTTCCGCGTTCTGTCCACGAAGCCCGTCATTGCCGGCAGCGGCTGCAACTTCCAGCGCCACTGCCACCGCGAGATCTTCGCGGGCATCGGATTCAAGTTCAACGACTTCATTCAAGCCATTCACCGGGTGCAGCGCTTCCAACAGCCACACCCTGTCCGAATCGACATCGTCTACAGCGAGGCAGAGCGGGAAGTACTCCGCACCTTGCAAACCAAATGGACGCAACACAAGGAGCTAGTGCACAACATGAGCGAGATCATCAAGAAGTTCGGCCTGAATCAACTGGCGATGCAAGAGACCCTTGCGCGCAGCCTTGGCCTTGAGCGCATCGAAGTCAAAGGGGAACGGTTCACCGTTGCCAACAATGACTGCGTGGAAGAGGCAAAGCTGCAGCCCGAAAACTCGGTGGACTTGATCGTGACATCGATCCCGTTCGCCAACCACTACGAATACAGCCCGAGCTACAACGACTTCGGCCACACCGAGGACAACGATCAGTTCTGGGGCCAGATGGATTACCTGACGCCGGAGCTGCTGCGCATCTTGCAGCCGGGCCGAATCTACGCTTGCCACGTCAAAGACCGCATCTTGTTCGGCAACGTGACCGGAGCCGGCGCACCGACCGTGAGCCCGTTCCACTGCGAGGCCATCATGCACGGTCGCAAACACGGCTTTGACTACATGGGCCTCATCACCATCGTCACGGACGTGGTGCGAGAGAACAACCAGACCTACCGGCTGGGCTGGAGCGAGCAGTGCAAGGACGGCACCAAGATGGGTGTTGGCTCGCCTGAATATGTGATCTTGTTCCGCAAGCCGCAGACCGACCGCAGCCGGGGCTATGCCGATCTGCCGGTGAGCAAGTCAAAGGATGACTACACCCGGGCCCACTGGCAAGTTGACGCGCATGCTTTCTGGCGCAGCAGCGGCAATCGCCAGATCACGGCGGAAGAGTTGGCGGGTCTTGGCCCCGACAAGCTGGCCAGCATGTTCACCAAGTACAGCCTGCAGAACGTCTATGACTACGAGTTCCACATCAAGATCGGCGAAGAGCTGGAAGCGCGAGGCGCTCTGCCGTCTACCTTCATGAGCCTTGCGCCCGGCAGCCATCACCCGGACGTTTGGCACGACGTGACGCGCATGCTGACCCTGAACAGCGACCAGAGCCGCCGGGCCGTCGAGAAGCATGTTTGCCCGCTCCAGTTCGACATCGTTGACCGATTGATCGGGCGCTACAGCAACCCGGGCGAACTGGTCTATGACCCTTTCTGCGGCCTTGGCACCGTGCCCTATCGCGCGATCTTGAAAGGCCGGCGCGGTGGCGGCAGCGAGCTGAACCCGGCTTACTTCTTGGACCAAGTTCACTACCTGAAGTCGGCAGAGCGCGAGTTCAGCATGCCGAGCTTGTTTGACGCGCTGGAGGCCGCATGACCATCGTACAAATTGACCGCATCCTCGCCGCTTACGAGCGCACCGGCCTTTTGGGCACCATCCCCGAAGCAAAGCGCATTTCAGCCACGGCGCAGGCTTTGGGCATTAGCGAGGAACTGGTTAAAGAGGCGCTGGGGGTAGAGGCATGACCACCACCCAAGCCGCCGAAATCCTCGCCGCGCACAACAAATGGCGCAGGGAGGACGACCACAACACCGACCACGCGCCGATGGAAATGCAAGACCCAAAAGAAGTTGGCCTCGCCATTGATCTGGCCGTGGCTTTGCTGCGCGCTGAAGCTGAAAGGAGCAAGGCATGAGCACCACGAAGCTAGCCGAGGCGCTGCGTGACCTGCGCATTGCCGTGATTGCCTACTACGGAGCAAGCCGCCCCGAAACAGCCCTCGGGCAATGCCTTGACGAAGCCGCCGCAGCACTCGCCTCCTACGAGGCAGAGCCTGCTGTGCAAGTCGTGGTCGAGCGTGAGCGCGTTTGGATCAAGCGCGGCGTGCAGTCGTTCGCACTGGCTTACGAGGCCGAAACCGATGCCGAGCGCGAGTGGTACGCGAAGCAGCTTCGCGCCGCTCTTTCCGGCTTTACACCTGATGTAAAGGCAGCACCCGCAGCGCCTGCCCCGCTGACGGATGAGCAGATCGACCGATTAATCGAGCACTCTGATTGCTGGACTGGCCCGGGTCTTGGTGCCAGATTCAAAAAGGAAGCGTTTGCGCGGTTGGTCGAACAAGCCCACGGCATCGGCATCGCAGCCAGCAAGGAGAGCGGCAATGGACAGTGAGCGCAAAGAGTTTGAGCGATGGGCCGCCAAGCTTCACAGCGAGGCGCTGCTTTACGCTGGCAAGGCCCGAACCATGGCCGCCAAACTGTTCAACGACCCTCATGCGTCACAGGTAGACGCGGGAGACCTGTTGCTCTACATGGCGCGGCTTGTCGATGAGCTTTGTCTCGCCGCCGCACCCGCAGCACCTGCTATTGAGCCGGTGCCTAAGCGCGTTCACGAACTGCTCGCTGCGCTGACGATCAACGACAACCCAACCAGCCGAGCGCGGTTCGCAATCGAACTTCGGTCGCTGATAGCCGCACCCGTAGCGCCTGCCCCAGCACTGACAGACGAATTGCTAACGCGAGCCATCGCAAGCCTTGATCGCTTCACGTTGGGCGATGACTGGGGGCGCGAGGACATGAACGTGCTGGAGGCGCTGCAAGCTATCGCAGCCAGCAAGGGAGAGCAAGCATGAGAGTTCTTAACTGCGGCAACTGCCGACAAGAAATCGAATCAACTGACCGCCGCTGCCCTTGGTGCGGTGCGCTGTTTGCAAGGCTTGCCATCGCAGCCAACAAGGAGAACAAACATGGCAACTGATATTGCGACTGCACTGGCTCACCCTGGCTGCGAACGCCTGCGTGAGTGGGCAAGCATTGGGCCGGTGCAGACGGCTGCGCTGGAAGAGTTTGTTGCTGCGCTTCTTTGGCCGAAGCCTGTTTCAACCGCTTTCATGGGCGTCAACCCCCGCACTGGCGCGCTTGAGTTTTCCGCTCACCAGCCCTCTCCTAGCGTGATGCGCGACTTCAACATGCAGCCGCTCTATTCGGCACCCGCAGCGCCTGCCCCCGAACCATTGATGACTGGCTACTTGGTGCGGAACAAAGCCCAGGTTGCGGAAGCCGTAGCGGCTTTCGGCCCTACCAAGGACTTGGGCTACCTGTGGAGCTACATGCACGGCGCTGATGACATTGATGCCACCGAAGCGTGCGCGCACCTTGAGGTCGTTCGCCTGTACTCAGCACCCGCAGCGCCTGCCCCTGCTTGGCAGCCGATTGAAACAGCGCCTAAGAATTGTGTAGATGTGCTCCTAAACATTCCGGGTAGGCAACCAGTTGTTGCCGCGTTTTATCGCGGGGGCTGGGCGCCCGTTGACCTCGGCGGAAACCATCTCAGGGGAACGCCAACCCACTGGATGCCCCTGCCCGAAGCCCCAGCCATCGCAGCCAGCAAGGAGAGCAAATGACCTACCACTTCCAAAAGCGTTGGCGCTTGCGTTTCAGGCGCGACCCGGACGCAGGCCGCGTGCTGTTCATCGGCCCGCTTGTCATCAACTTTGACATCGTGAGGCGAGCAGCCAGCAAGGAGAGCGGCAATGACTGAGGCACAACGGATTGACGATGAGCAAGCTCAATTTGAGATGCACATGTACGGACTTGGCTATTCCCCGCTGGCCGTGCTCAAGGACGCTGATGGCATCTACAAGCTCATGTCAGTGCAGCAGCAGTGGCGAGCTTGGCAAGCCAGCGCAGAGCAGAGCAGGGCTGAGTGTGAGGCGCTGCGCTTGAAGGCTGCGCGCTGGATTCCAGTGGCCGAGCAGATGCCGCCAGTTCAAGAGCGCGTGCTTGCCTTTGACGCCGACCACAACATTGTGGAAATCGATATGTGGTTTGGCCCTGACTTCAACTTTGGCTATTCGCACTGGATGCCGCTACCCGCCAATCCTGGCGCTATGGGCAAGGAGAAGGCATGAGCGAAATTGATTCCGCAATGGCCGCGCAGATTCTCGGAATCAGCCGCCAGCACTTCGTAGACCGCATCAGCAAGCGGGCAGACTTTCCCAAGCCTGTGACGCTCATCAGCCGGAAAACGGTGCGTTGGCGTTACGCTGATGTTCTGCGGTTTAAGGAGGGGAAGCGGTGATGGAATGGCTTTTTGGCGACATTGACGGACAGATTGCCGTGCGCCGGTTTTATGGTGATGCCGTGTATGAGCGGCTTTTGCAGGCTCATCGATTTGACGAACTGCGCCGCAGGCTTGTGCAATCTGGCGCGTTCATTGATGAGGCTTGGCCCCAGCTTCAAAGCCGTGCCGCCACTTGCTCCGGGGTCTCCCGGTAGTAAGCTGAGGACAACTGATTAATGTCTGTGTGCCCGCTGATCTTCTGCAAGGTCAGCAAGTCCACCCGCCGCGATAGCAGGGTGAGAGCTTCGGCCCTTGAGTCGTGGAACCTCATGCCCACGATGCCGCAAGCCTTGGTCGCTTTGCGGAATAGAACGTCCCGGCTTTGGTCGCTCACCCGGAATAGTTCGCCCTTCTTGCCTTTGACCATCACGGCAAAGAGCCGCGCCGCGTGCCTGGTGAACGGCACGAACCGAGCCCGCCCGGTATATCGCACGGTCTTGTGAACATCCAGCCGAGCGACCCGCGTTTGCAGGTTCACAGCTTCCACGGTCAGCCCTAGCAACTCTCCCGAGCGCATGGCCGTGCGAAGGGCCAGTAGCCACGCATAGGCGACCTCCTGACTCAAGGTGATAGGTGGCTGGCCTGTGACGTAGCCGAGCCTCCTACAGACCTTGCGAATCTCCCGCCAGTTCACGCGCCTATCCCTAGGCGGCCCCTCGCTGGGCATCTTCACAAAAGTCCACGGACTCTCTACGGGGCACCACCGCCAAACCTTAGCCGCCACCGTCCAGACGTTGCTGAAGGTGTTGGACTCCCGTTTGACTGAGGAGCCTTTGACGGTCTGGAGCCTTTGAGCAACCCACGCGCCCAAGTCGTCGGGGGTCACTTCAACGAGCAATTTCCCGCACAGTGCGGGATGGTCGCGCAAGATGGCATCGAGCCGGAGCGTTTCAGCCTTGGCGCTTGCCTTCGTTGGGGTTATCTCGTCACGGTAGCGGGTGATTGCATCGGCTAGCGTTCTGCGCGGCCACTTGCCCGCCTTGCCTGCGCGAATGTCTGCCTCTTGCTGGCCTGCCCACTCTGCGGCCTCGCGCTTGGTGAGGAAGCCGCCCCGGGTCTCACGGACTCCCGCAAGCTCTACCTCTGCGCGCCATTTGCCTGACGCGAGCTTGCGGAAATAGGCCATGTGCGGGAAGCCGTGCGGGCAATGTGCGGGCTGCACATGATGCCTTACGCTGTCTTCTGCTGCCTTTGGTGCCTTCCCTGCCCGGCGATTTGCCTATGAAATGCGGGCTTGTGCGGGGAAATGCTGGCTATTGTTGCCAATGCCTTTGGTGCCCAGGGTCTGCACCATATCTAGCAATTGGATCAATGGCTTGGCCTATGTCGTGCGGGATAGGTGCGGGTTTACCTTAGCGCGTTGTAACTGCGCTCGCAGGCTTGGCCGGCAATGCGGGCAAGGTCTGCGGCTGCTGCAAAGTCTCCAGCCACTTCAAGAGCCCGCCAGAGCATGTCGGGCGGCATATCGCTGGGGGCTCTGGTTGCTTGGCTTCCGGCGGCAATGCTGGAATCACTGGCGGCTGGACTACTACCGGGGGCAATGGCGGTTTGCTTCCGCATGCGCTCAAGAGCAGCGCGGAAGCGGTCAGCATCAGCGCGAGCTTGATTGGCTTGGGTGTTGGCTGCATGGGTGATCCTTTGGTGTTCCGCTGCGGTTGCTGCTTCCTTGGCGCGGTATTCAGCCTCCGCCTTTTGGGCTGCGCGCAGGGTGATGGCGATGGCTTCCGCGTGCGTGCGTTGGCACTCGGCTAGGTCGGCTTTGGCGCTGCTGTCACGAAGCGCATAACCTGCCCACATGAGCAATGCGCAGAAGGCAAGCGCACCGGCCATGCGTGCGATGAGTAGCGGGTTAATTGGCATTTGGCTCGCCCGGTTGCTTTAGCTTTTGGGTTGTATTCCCAGCGATGTAAGCGCCAACGGTGCCGATGATGACGAGCGCATAGGTGCTGCCTGCCGGGTCTAGCTTGCCCACGTATTGCAGGAAGCTAGTCATGACGCCAGCCCCAACGGTGACGATGAACCGCCGCCCGCCTGAAACTTCTATGGCTTGGCGAATCATGGGTAGGCTTTCCGGTCTAGCTCGAAATGTGGCCCATCGCGGAAACGCGTCCAGGAACCGCCCCAAACGATGGCAACGCCTTCCGCCGCCGCCGCTTGCTTCATGGCCCTTGCTAGCTCATGGAACGGGGGCCAGTCCCAGCGAACCTGCCCCGCAATGATTGGGGCAAGGTCTACCGCGTGGCCGGTAATGTGGCGACTGTTCAGTGTTTTGGATGCGCCGGCCTTCACCAGTTCCGCCTGTCGCTCTGGAGTGCGTAGGCCCTCGGTCACAACGAAGTCGATATTTGTCAACGTGATGGCGCGGCGAACCACGCGAACCAAGTCAGGGTTTACGCCCTGCAATGCGTACTCGCTGCGGGTGCTGAGTGAAAACGTCATGGCTTGTCGGCCTTGTGGCGAAGGGTCTCTTTGATTTCGTCTATGCCCGACTTGATGGGCTCCAGCGCATCGCGTAGCCGGTCATATCGAACGTAATCCGTACCGATGCGAACCTCAAGTTCGGCCAGGTCTGCACGCAGTTGCTGCACTGCTGCATAAAGCTCGCGTGCAAACCACCCAAGTAAGCCGGTTGCCGCAGACAGGCCCATCAAGAAAAGTTGCTCCATGTTCACGCGAACACCCCCAAGCGCCAGGCGGCTAGAGGCAAGAGCACCAAAGCGCCACCTGCAAGGGTTGCGGCTGCGTCGAGTGGCTCGGGGGTGCCCTTCTTCGTGATGAAGTCATAAGCCTCCTTGCCAACGGCAAACAGCACGCAGAGCAGCGCGCCGGCCAGGACGGAATGGAAGCCGCCAATGCAGGCAAGGGCTGCGCCGTAGGCCAAGTGGGTGCCTTTGTCGGCTGGAAGGGTCGGAAGATTCATTTCTGGCGGCTCCTTGGGGCGCATAATGAAAAAGCCCGCACAAGGCGGGCTAGGGAGTAGCGAATGAACGAGATTTGGAACCACATCAATCCGATGTGGGCGGGATGGGTCGTCGCGCTGCTAGTTCTGCATTGGTGGCAAAACAGGGGCCGCAAGTAGCCCGCTGATGATTGCCGGGTTAACCGCTCCCGGCCTTTGCACTTGCTCAGACAAGAGCCCTTTTGACAAGTCGCCCATGCTGCGGGCTTGCATTCGCAAAAGCCCCCCGCTGATTGGCTGGCTGACCATCGGCCCAACGAACGGCAGACCACTTGCGGAGTCAAGCATGGACGACATGCGGCCAAGTAGCAATGCGCCGCTGTTGCTGTTGTTGACTGCCGAGCCGATGGGCTGCGACTGCATGTAACGCCCAACGTTCACCGCTGACTTGATCTGCTGAATCTCATCCGGGCCAAAGAAAAGCTCGAGCTTCCGATCCCCTAGCGCCTTGAGTGCGTCCTTCATGCCGGCGCTGCTGAAATTGGTCACATCGCTGTCAGCCCTGCCGCGCTTCAAGATGTAGTCAACGAGTTGTTTCTTAACTGCATCGACTGTCTCGGGGCTGTTCGCTAGAGAGGCTTTGAGCTTGGTTAGCTCGCCAACGTCTGACCCAATAACGTGCTTCTGCACGAACTTGTCAGGCGAAGCACCGCCTAGTGCGTCTTCAATGAATGAAGCCGACTCCTGCCATTGGCGCCGGTCTCGCGCAAAGCCCCGGGCAGCATCAAACGCCTTCATCGCCTCTGCTGCTGGGTCTCCTGCCCGCATGGCCGCCGCTTGCGCTGGGGTTGCCACTTGTGCACCGCCGAAGTCCTGCACCCTTGGCTGTACGTTTTCAAGCGCATCACGCACCGCTTTAAGCGCCGCCTTGGTGTTGCCATCTGCGCTCGCCCTTGAGGCAGATGCAAGCGTGGTTTTCAGGCTGTCAATGGTGTTGACATCAAAAGGAACGGGGAACTCTTGGCCGCCTACCTTGACCTTGCCGGCCCCAAGCTGGTTAAGTAGGCTCCCGACTTGCTCAGGAAGGAAGGCGGTTTTGTTGGTCTTGGCGAGGTTTCCAAATGCCTCATTCAAGAAAGCGCCACGGTCTAGCTGAATGTCTCGCCCATAGGCATCTTGAGCGGCCTTGTATAGCGTCCCCTCTTGGGCTTTTAGCGCCGCGTCTTTGGCCTGCACTCCGCCAATGATGCGCTGCCCGGTTGCGAACTCGTCAAGCGGAGACTTGGCCGCGCCCTCTAGCGTTTGCAGCACGCGCCCAGCGTTTGCGTTTTGCAAGCCTGGGAGGTTTGTCCCGCCCGGGTTTGGCATGTTTGCCATTTGCTTTGCAAGGTTGCGCTGCTGAGTCAGAAGTGCCGGGTTCTGCGTAATGTCGCCAAGCATCGGAGTTGCCCCGATGTTGCGATAGTCAGCAAGCCGGCGCAGTGCCGCCGCGTCGATTGGCTGGCCGCTGTAAACGGCTTTGCTGGCATCGTCGCGCAGCTTCATCTTTACGGCTGCGCCCAAGTCTTCCCACTTCACCCCAGCCTTGCCAAGCTCCAGAGATAGGCGAGCGTCTAGCTCTGCGGTGCTGCCAATGCGCGACCGAGCAAAGCCGGCCAATGAATCGCCGGCTGCGCGTGCGCCATTGAGAGCCATCGGGGCGGCAAGGCCGCCAGCTAGTGAGGCTGCGAACTGTGCGCCAGGGCCGCCGCCAGCCTCGCGCACTGAGCCGCCAGCCAAGCCTGCGCCGGCTGCTGATGCGATCTGCGTGCCAGGGCCGGCAGAAAGTCCGTTCAATACAACTTGCGTCAAGCCAGAAGCGCCGCGCCCTAGCGCACCAGCGGCCCCAACAATGCCGCCCGCCCCTGCCACCATTCGAGCGGCATCACCGATAACGCGCTCATTTGCACCTTGCGGAGAAGGAAAGCCAAGGCTAGTCAAAACATCTGATGTTGCTGCGCGTAGCGGCTTGCTCTGCGGGGCTGCGTTGCTTTTGCCTGCGACAAGATCGGAAAGCGTAAGGCTGGGCCTTAGCGCCCGCGCCAAAGGGTCAGTAACAAACTGGCGAATAGGCTCCGTAACAATCTCAGCCGCTCCCGCCAAGCCCTCTAGCCCATAACGAGCGGTAAGCCCAAGTTGCCGGGGTAGGCTGTCCTTGATGGCTTCGCCGGCTTGGACTGCAAGGGGCCTGGCAGCCGCAGACCCCTGCGGGGCTCGCTCCTTTGCCTCTAACTCAGCAAGGCGGCGCAGTGCTTCCAGTTCTTCGCGTGGGGTCATGGCTTCCTCCCGCCTAGCTGTGCGCGGAGTCGCTGCAACTCTTGCTGTTCAGCGGGGCTCAAAGCGCCGCCGCCGCCGATTGGCGGAACTTCTGGCGCGGAAACCTCAAGCGAAAACGGCAAGTAGTCGGCCCTTTTCTGTACGCGCTGCGCGTTGCTGTTGAAGGAGGTAAGTTGCCCTCGCGCCTTGCCCTCCATGAAGTTGAGCAGCAACGGAAGCGCGGCGGGGTCTGTCTGCAAGCGGGGCACTGTTTTCTCGATGAATTCCCGATCTGCGTTGGATGGGTTCGCGCCAAGAGACTTGATGCTGTTGAGCACAAATTGATTTGCCTGCGCTGAAAACAATTCAGAGTTGGCAACCGTCTTGGCGTCGTAGGGCATGCCAAGAGCACCAAGGGCCTTGGCCGCGCCTAGCTTCAATTCAGCACCTGCACCTTGATAAGCGCCGGCCTGTGCCGCTTTGCGGATTTCTCCAACGGACTGCAAGACGCCCGCCGCCGCTTGGGCTCCCTCGCGCTGTCCCTTGAACGTTTCAACGGCGAACCTCCCAAACTCGTTATCAAACGCCTTGGGGCCTGCATCGACTTGAACTTTTGTTGCCCCTGCCCGCTTTTGCTCTAGCTGGAATTGCTGGAACGTGCCGGGGTAGCCCTGTTGGTCTCGGGCAAACAAATACTCGCGTAGGCTGCTCGTCTGCTCTTGCTCTTTCGGGTTTGTGTAAATCGCCCTGCGCTGTACTGGATCCCATAGCGATTCGCCAGCCGCCACCTTAACGGGCGCAGGAGTCTCCTTGCGCAACGCCCCTTGCATCGTGAGCGCGGCCATCGGGTCAATTCCCGCCAAGCCTTGCGCGTAGCCTGCGAAGTCAAAGCCTGGGGCCATCCCCTGCGATGCTGTCAGCGCGGTATTGGTCGGCCCCTTGCCCTCTGCGCCAAGTGCCATTTGCTGCGGGGTGCGTGCGAACTGACCCGCCAAGGCTTCAAGCTTCTTCTGCTTTTCCGCTTGGGCTTGGGCTTGCTGCATCTGGAGTTGCTGCATCTGCAAACGCATCTGCCGATCTTCTTCCTGCGCCTTCTGTGCTCGCGCCTGTGCAATGGCCTGCTGATACCCGCCCACGCCTTGAGCAAGGCCCTGCATGAGCCTTGGAGAGCTTAGGAGGCCCTGAGCAAGTTGGGTTGTGGCTGCAAACCTTGGATCGTCGATCCCGGTGCCGATTAAATTGTCTAGAAGGCCCAATTCGTTCTCCTTATGGCTTGCCGGTCGTCGCGCCCGAGCCGCTCAGTAGTTGCCAGATTTGCGCCGCAGTCAATGCCCCGCCTAGTGCGCTGCCGATGGTCGAAGCCCCGGGCGTGGTTTGGCTCTGCGTTTGGTTTAAACCTGTGAACGGAGAGAGCATATTGCCGTATTGCTGGAGCGGGTAAAGCCCGTTTTGCATCTGCTGCTGCCCGAGGTTGTAGAGCCCTTGCCCGCCTTGCTGCAAGCCTAGGTTGCCCTGCTGCATGAGTTGCGAGCCGAGGCCCAATTGCTGCAAGTCTTGGCCGCGCTGGCTTGTGTAGAAGCCCTGATCCATGCTCTTGTTCTGCAAAGCCTGCGAGCCCATGCCGAGCGAATAGTTTTGGTCAAGGCTCTTGTTCTGGAGCCCGAGCCCGCCGATTCCCAGGTTGTAGGAGTTGTCGGCTTGCTTGTTGCCCAAGTCAAGATTGCCAAGCCCTAGTTCGCGCTGGGTCTGCGCTTGGAACTGACCAAGGCCGAGGTTTCCGAGTCCGAGGTTGTAGCTTTGGTTTGCTTGCAGGTTGCCAAGGTTCAGGTTTCCAAAGCCTAGGTCGCGTTGCGTTTGAGCCTGGAAAGCGTTGGTGTTCTGCGCTTGCTGGCCGAGGTTGAAGTTTTGATCGAGCCCCTTGTTTTGGAGCCCGAGCCCGCCCATTCCCAAAGCAAACTGGTTGCCTGTCTGCGTGTAGCCAAGGCCGAGATTACCCATGCCAAGGCTGTATTGGTTCTGTAGCCCCATGCGCTGCGTTGCATCGTTCATGCTCGCAATCTGCTGCTGCGAGGCTAGCGCCGCCTGCTGCATCTGCATTTGGTTGTTGCGGTTCTGGTCGCCTTCGTAAGCGTTGCCGTAGAGGTTCGCTAGCGAGTTCGACAAGCCTTGATTGGTCTCGCCAATCGCAAGACCTTGGGCGATGCCCTGACGCGACCCACCGAACCCACCCGAGGCCATAGCGCCGGAGTTGATCCCGGGCAGCACGTTGCGTTGCAGGTTGTTCGTTACTTGGTTGGTAATTGCCTGCGCCTGTTGCGGCAAGTAAGGGTTGCTCATCTCAATAACTCCCAATGCCCAAGAGGTTGCGCGGAACTTTTACGGTCTGCTTTTCTTCTGGCTGGCCGTAGAAGCCAGCCGAGCCGCCCGGGAACATCATTCCCGGCTGGCCGATGCCAACTTGCGGGGAAGGCATGCCGGTTTGTGGTGGGGCCAAGAGCCCCTGCGTGAATGGGTTCCCTGCTACCGGGCTAGACAAGAGCCCTTGCCCAATGCCGCGCATCTGTTGATAGCCCTGCGTGTACTCAGGCGACGAGTACAGGCTCCGCAGTTGGTTCATGCCTGCGGTCATGTCGGCATTGGTGCCCGACTTGTTCTGGTTGAACCAGTTTTGAGCCGCGCCTAAGAAGCTGTTTTGATCGCCGAAGCCAGTGCCGTATAGGTACTGCTGCATGACCGGATCAAGCTTGCTGGATTGGCTGATGGTGTTTGTCTTGCCGCCTTCGCTTGCGCCTGCAATGGCCCCGATGACAGGGGCAAGGTTCTTTGCGCCGCCGAGTCCGTCAAGCAAGCCGCTGCCGCCTGCCTTGAGTGCTTCAAGCACAGAGCCGCCTGCTGCCGAACTGCCGCCGCCGATTGCGCCCATCTCGCCGGAGTTGAGCAAGTCCCAATAGGTGCCATTGGTGGCCGCTCCTGCGCCGCCCAATGCTGCTGCCTCTGCTGCCAATGCCGCCGCGCTCCCTGCCGTGGCTGCACCCGTTCCGGTGATGGAAGGAGCCAATCCGATAGGAGCCGCGTTACTGAGGCCAAGACCCGAGGTGACGCCCTGCGGCAAGGCTTGCGCTCCAAGACCCGCCGCGCCCGCGCCCATGCCCGCCGCTGCCGCTTGGGCCGCTGCTGCACTGCCGGCTGTTGCTGCGCCGGCCCCGGTGATGGAAGGAGCGAGGGCAATGGGGGCCGCGTTGCTCAGTCCTAGCCCGCTGGTAATGCCGCTGGGGAGAGAAGCGGTAACGCCAGCCCCTGCGCCAGAAGCACCGCCGCCAAGGGCTGCCCCGCCGCCCGCTGTGCCGGCTCCGGTTCCAGCACCTGCCGCGCCCAAGTCCCACAAGCCCGCCGCATTGCCCGCAGCCGCAGCACCCGCCGCAACTAGGCCCGCCTGCACCAAGTTGGTAAAGCGGTCGCCTGCGTTGTATCGGTCGTTATAGGCGTCCACTGCTACGGGGTTGCCATCGGCTCCAACAAGGCGTTGAATCCACGTTTTCTGCGATGCACCTGGGGTGTACTGGATGCCCTCTTGCAAGCTCAAGCCCTGCGATTGCAGGAACGCCTCAAGCTCGGGATTGCGGGCCTTGCTGGCCTCAAACCCTGCGGTCGCGTCCTTGTACTCCCCGGTCAATGGGTCGGGAGTGTTGATGTCGTCCCAAACCGCCTGCCCTGAGTCCTGCGGGCCTGTGTAGCCCATCGCTTGCAGGTAGCGGAAAAGCTCGCCTTGAATGCCTAGCTCGCCGTTCGTCCTTGGCGTGCTCCCCCATCCAGTGCCGCCGCCAAAGTCCGCCGAAAACTGCCCGGTCTTGGGGTCATAGGTGCGGTATTGCGTGTTTGGGTCGGAACCTTTCCAAAGCCAATTGGTCATGTCCTGCCCGGTAATGCTTGTTGCCATGTGTGCTCCTAATCAGCCCAATTTCGTCCATGTGCCCGAGTAATAGGCGTAGATACCTTCACCACTGCCGGGGTCCCAATTCGTGCCATCTGCATAAACCACCATCGCCTGTGTCGTCGATCTGCGCGCCGGCTCCACTGCCAAAGGCTCTAGCAGTTGGTGAGTGAATGGCGACTCAAGCCCATCTGTAATGCGTTCAATCTCTGACTGCAAGAACTGCGAGAGTTGCGCGAGTTCGTAAGGCACCCGCCCCGGGGTGTATCGGGTCTTGCGGAGGCCCTGCGCGTTGCGTGGCAACACCCCGTTAATGAGGATGTTGGCTTTAACGCCTGCGGCAATCGCTGCCCCAACTTGCGCGCCAAAGATGCGGCTAAGTTGAACCGTTAAGCCGGTCGCTCCTGCCTCTGCCGGGGTCGCGTTGATCGACGAGGCCGAGCCGGCCAGGGCAGTAACACCCACCGCCCCAGCGTTGCCAGGGCCTGCATTGATGGCTGCATTAAGTAGCGCGGCAACGCCGGTTGCCCCTGCATTGCCCGGGCCTGCGGTAATCGTTGTACTGCTGCTGGTGCCAATCGTTGCCGTGACGCCCGTAGCACTTGCCACCCCTGGGCCAGCCAGTACCGAGGCATTCAGGAGCGCAGTAACGCCAACAGCACTTGCAACGCCAGGCCCCGCAATGAGCGAGGTGTTTAGGCGAGCCGTTACCCCAGCCGCGCCAGCTTCGCCAGGGCTTGCGTTAATGCTGACGTTCGCAAGCGCAGTTACCCCAACGGCTCCAGCGTTGCCCGGGCCTGCGCTGATCGTCGTTCCGCTAGGCGGGGTGCCTGCGGTCGCACTGACGCTATAAACCCGGAGCTTGTCTGTAGCCTCTAGGTTTAGCTGCCAGAGAAGCACGCCGGCTCCTTAGGCGAAGAAGATATCGCCAACCACATCAGCAACGCCGGTTGCCGTTGCGTCGGCATCTGCTGCGCCTGTCACGATAGACCTGCTAATGGCCGTTGCAAAGCCGATGCCCTGACCCAAGTCGCAGTTCACTTTCCCGTTTGGGGGGATGCCGATGGTCTGCACCACGCCAGAGCCCGCCGTGGCAGATGCCACGTTGTGCAACTTGACGTAACGCCAACTCGCCGTGGTGTTGCTCAGGCAGTAGCCCAGAACCCGCCCCGCCGTGGCTTTGATCTGCGCCACGTTCGTGGTGGCGGCGCTGACGATATGGTGAATGCTGGCCGCGCCGGTAGCGTTGGCGCGCACTTGCAAGCCCACATCCATCGCCAAGTTCGTACCCGCTGCAAGTGAGCCGGTGCCGATGTTGGCGGTCACCGTGCCGCTTACAGGCTGCGTGCTGATGATTGGCACGTATGGAACTTGCGAGCCCCAAACGTTGATGGTCGTCGTGCCTGCCGTGGTGGCCGTGGTCAGGCGTAAGCGGCAGTACCGGGCCATCACGTTGGTCACGCGCAGCACGGCAGCGTTAAACGTGGTCGAAGTCGCGCCGGCTTCGCTTAGGAGCGTTGCAGTAATGGGTTGGGCAAAGTCTGCCGTGTTTGACCATTGCACCGTGACAACGCCGGTCGTTCCCATGCTGTTGCACTGGATGAACAAGGAGCGAAGCTGCGAGCAATCCAGAACGATCAAATCGGTATTGATCGTGATAACGCCGGCCACGCTGTAGGTGTACGGCACCAATGGGGCCGCGCTGGCAATGAGCTTTTCTGCATCGCTCATTACCCCAACTTCTAGCTTGTTGTGGTTCTTCCCGGTCAGATAATCAACGGTTGCCGTTGTGGAACTCGCAGGCGTGGTGCCGTTGCGAATCTCCACATGCGAGGTCATTTCGTCGTGCTGGTGCGGGATGACGTTCACATGCTCCGCCAACAGAACCCCATCGATGAAGAAGCGCACCGACTCAGTAAGCAATTCAACCCGGTAATCACGAGCCGTTGCCGTGGTGGCGCCGTTTGGAATCGTTACGGTCGTGGTCTGCGTTTCTGATGCCGAAGGTGCGCCGCTTGGGTTGCGCCCGGTCTCGCACTTGAGCGTGGTGTTTGTCGTGCCATCCAAAAGGAAGCGAGCAAACCACCGAGTCGTTGCCGCGTCTTCCTCCAGGCCAATGTGGATTTCTTGGTTGGCGATGCGCTGAGAAACCGTGACGCGGGAGCGGAAGACGAGCGGGCCGTAGTCCGTGTAACGCTTGATGCCGGTAATGCTGGTAGCGGTCGTGCCTGCCGTGAGCGTGAGCGCACCCGATGCCACCGACTGCGAGCCGCCCGAGCCGGTGAAAGGCTGCACCAGTGAGCGGTTGCCGGTGCCGGAAGCGGAGCCGGTGTAAGCAGACTTCAGGGTGATCTGCGTGTCGCTGTCGATGGAGTCGATCTGCCGGCAGAAGGTGTCAGCATCAGCCGCAATCTTGAAATAGTCGTTGATATGCATATCAAGCGACATGAAGCCCGTTCCGGTCACGGTCGCACCGCTGACAGTCACCGAACCCAAGCTCAGGAAAACCGAGGTGTTCGAGAAGTTGACCCGGAATGTCCC